TCAATTCGATCATTCCCAATATATGCTTCGGGACCATTGTTACGGCAGACGTACAAAGCATCCTCCTTGATAGACTTTACCAAGTTCCAGAAATTAATCAAATTCTTGTTTTCAAAGTCATCAGGATTAATCTCCCTACCTTCACGAATACAAGCATTGAGATCTTTCTTCAGTTGTGCAGACTCTTTGGGAGTGGCAAACTGTACAGCACCAGAGATACCAGAGATACATTTAGCAAATTCACAAATCTCTTCAAGGTCTTCAAAATGCTCAGCACCAGACACAATAGATGCTTCAGGTTTCACAAACTTGACCGACTCAGTATCATACCAGATTGAACGATCAGGCATTGCCACAGCATCACGAAGATCACTTTCAGCATAATAGCAGGTGTGTGGACAAAGAATGATATTTTGTTCTACTACCTCAGGAAATTTGTAAGTGATAATGTTGGGAGTATATTCAGAAAGTCCACCAAACCCAATAAGGTCGCCCTGATAGATGCATTCCGTGCGAGGTAACCAATCAAAGCAAACATGAAGAATGTCTGCTACCCTACCTTCATGATTCACATCAATCTCTTCATGCGAATGATTGATTTTGATTTTCACCTTATTGAATACTGATTTAGTTCCAACAAAAAAGTTTCCATTGGCAGGATTTGTACCCCACACAATTGCAGGACTTCCATCAATCTTTACAGAAAGGTGTCCAGGAGTCACAAACCAATCCAGTACTGATAGATTGCCAGTCAGAATGGAATCTTCGGGGTGTTCGAGGTGTGTGTTTTTCATTTGAGGTTTTGTGGTCATACCAGTATGATAGTGCATAATACTGGATCTGACATGACACCTTGTGCCAGTTTAAAAAGTGGAGAATACCAGAGTCGAACTGGTGACTGATGCTTGCAAAGCACCCGTTTTACCACTAAACTAATCCCCCAATAAAAGAATTAAATCATCTAATAGAAATTAGGTCAAATAATTCTGGATGAAGTTTCCCATACTTCCTCATAATTTCTCCTGCTTTTGCATTTGCTTCATTTTCTGAAGGACTGCCAGGATTTGGGTTCATTGCAACACGTTTAATAGATTGTTTGTAATGAACATACTCATGAGCAACGGTTCTTAAGATGTCTAATGGATGGCGATTAATAATACTAATGTAAACAATGCCATCACTATTCATCATACCAAATGCTTTATTTTTCTTTGAAAAATCGGGATCATCAATGAGTATATAAGGAATATCAATAGTCAAACCTAGTTCCCTTTTTAGGAAAACTATAAATTTTTTGAGAATTGAATTAAATTGAATTCTACTTATTGGTCTTCCCGTTCTTTTTCCAAGAATAGACATATTTTTTGAAATATTTATTACAAATCACCCTGAACACGGTTTTCTGAGCGATATACATCAAACGTTCCCTCTGGATAACGAGCACTCAGTTTCTGATAGTTCATTTCAAGAACTTCCTCAAAAGTAATATCCAGTGCCATACATGCTTGTGCCAAATACCAGCACAGGTCTCCAAGTTCACGCTTCATATGAAAGATATTCTCTTCAGTATAAGGTTTGCCCTGAAGAAAAATCTTTTTGACTACTTCAGTAAATTCACCTGCTTCGGCACTCATACCAAACGCAGCGGTTAGCAGACGAGGAACATCTGCACCCTGTTCTTCCAGTTCATTCAAACGCTCAACAAGATTCGAATACTTACTACTTGCCGGACTAGTTGTTTCACGAACGAACTCAATATATTTTTTAGAATCGATAGTTGCCATATTTAAAACTTAAATCCTTCGAATGATTTTTTAGGTTTGTTTTCTTCATAAGTATACTCTTCTTCTTTGCCATTGTCAAGTATATCTTGTTGTGCCGATTGTTCAACATCATAAAGTCTCATCTTTGCACGATCAATACCAACTACAAAACGTTTAAAAACTGTTGGATCATTATAACGATTCTTCAATTGTTTTACCATAATTTGCCCTAATCCTTCCAACTCTTCTGTGCTAATAAGGGCAAACATAAGATCAGCAGTAGCAGGGAGACCAAAGGACTCACTAGTATCAGTAAGTTCAACATCAGAGTTGCCATAACCACTACGAGTAGTCTGTGTAGCGGAAACAATTGGGACACTAAATTCCACTGCCAACCCACGAAGCTCTTCTGCAATTGATTTAATATAAGAATAAGAATTTGCAGACCCATTTGCCTTATGCCTACTGGAAGCACAAATATTAAGGTAGTCGATGAAAATAATATCAGGTCGAAATGATTTTTTAAGAGCAAGTTCATTCAGAAGTGCCTTGAAATGTCCAGAATGTGCCGAAGCAGTAGGATACTCTTTAATTACAAGAGAACCTTGTGTTTTCTTCGCAACACTATTTACTTTTGTTTGAAATGTTGAGCGTGGAAGATCAACCAATTGCTGAATCGGGACATTGAGAAGGTTTGCATCAATTCTTTCTGCAATTCTCTCTTCCGCCATCTCAAGAGTGATGTAGAGGACGTTCCTACCCTGAAGCATCGCGGAACTAGCAACATGACACATGAAGAGGGATTTTCCGACTCCCGTACCAGCGAGAGCAATATTGAGAGTCTTAGTAGGTAAACCACCTTTCGTGATTTTGTTGAAATATTCCAGATCAAATTCGATCTTATCTTCTTTACGGTGATAGAATTCATAACGTTCCTGATAATTTTGAAGGTAGTCGTGTCCAATATTATTATCAAACGATACTGCTAAGGCATCGGAAAGAATGCTAGGAATTGCGTCCCTATTCTTTTTTTCATTATTTCCATCGGCAATATGAATTGACTCCATTAAAGCAAGATAAATTGCTCGGTCACGACACCACTTTTCAGTAGTATCTAGCAACCATTGCTTCTCCACGACAGAATCATTAAGTGTTTGGCATACCTCACGAACATCCTTAATATCAGTTTCGGTCAAATCAGTTCTATTTTCAATCTCAATACCAAGTGCTTCTCTAGTAATCGCAGAATTATATTTGACAATAAACTTAACGATTTCCTCAAAGATTATTTTTTCAGACCTTTGCTCAAAATATTCTGGTTGTATAAAAGGTATAACTTTTCTGGAATAATCTTCATTATATACAAGGTTTCGGAGAATCGTATGCTCAAGTCTTTCCATTATTTTATCTATAGGTTTTTCTTATGATGCGGTACATCAAATACAAAAGTAATTCTAACATTATCTCCAATATTCACTGCCTTATGAGGAAGTTTATTATTGAACCAAAAGAGAGTTCCTGGTTCAATAATCATCGTTTCATCACCAACAGTATACTCGTATTTCCCCTGAATGGAAAGGTGATATCTATCTTTTGTAAGATAATAAGTTCCCTCATCAATATGAGAACCCACTATTTCACCAACAGGAAGTGCTAGAAATCCACAACGACGGAGTTTTTTGAAATACTTTCCCAAGTAATTGAGAATCTCCGTATGTTTAGTATATGCTGGAGTTTGAATGCAGATTTCAGTATTTCCAACATACTCACCTTCTTTGCTGACTCCACCCATTATAAGTTGTAAGACATCCACAGTTACAGTGTATTCTGTGGGATCTAATTGTTCAGAGTCTTGAACATTTTTTTGTGATCCCCAATCCTCTGGATATTGTTTCAGTTGTTCTAGTATCTTTGATACATCAACTCCAGTTTTTATGATACGAATATTTCTCATGCACCATAACTAAATTCTTTTCTTGCGGTTTCGTCAAGTGCCTGCATCACTTCTGGAGTAAAATACTTCTCTGGATTTTTTAGTATCTCCTTTGCATAGAGTTTCTTACCATCAATCTCATAACGTCCAGCAACATTCTTCCAAAGTCCACCAAGTTCTCCAAGTTCAAGCAAACCATAATACCTATCCAGACCACGTTCATCATAGAACAAACGGATTTCAACATCTTGATTTTCTTTACTTAGACGCGACTTAGCAGTCTTTGCCTTGATAATGTTTCCAATGACTTCCGTTCCATCCTTTTCTTTCTTTTTGCTGAGATGAACAATAGTAGAAGCGGCATATTTAAGACCGCTACCACCTCCCATTTCTTTAGTAGGAACATATGCACCAATTACATCATAGGTATGATTAGTTACAATCATAGGAATTTTTGCCTGACCAAGTTTCAAGGTAAGCATACGGAATGCACCCTTAATCAATTGAGATTTGGTCATATCCCTTACTTCTTTATCATTCAAAGCATCATTAATCTCTTTACTTGTGGAAAGCATTCCCAAAGAGTCTAACACAAACATACAAGGACTGCGCTCTGCTTCAGGTTTCTTCAAATAAAGATCAACTGCCTTCAGTGCCTTACCACGAAAATCTTCTACGGTGACAACATTGACCACAACCACACGAGTTGTGTCAACTCCTCTACTCTCCAATAGGGATCTTGTGATCGCAGCTTCAGTATCAAAATACAGACAATATCCAGTAGGATTATTATCAAGGAAATTCTTGACCACTGCCAAACTAAAGAAAGTTTTTCCAGTGCTACTTTCACCTGCAATTGCAGTAATCTTGTTGCCAGAAACCCCACCAAAGATACTCCCACTGACAAGAGCATTAAAAATGTACGAACCCGTATCCACATAAGTTTCGGTCTCATCTATTTCGGAAGCAAGTTGAGTATAATCGCCACCAATCTCTTTTACAATATCCTTAAGAAAATCCATAAATTAATCCCCCTTTTCTGCATTTTTATTTAAATTATTCATTCTATAACTCCATAATTTTTGATACAGTGAAGTATCTCCCCCCAATCTTAGAGCACTAAGAATAGTCTCAAGTTCTTTATCGCTGATAGGTAGTTCCATTAAGAGAAAAATGAATCAAGGTTAATAGTTTTTTCAACTCTCCATCCAATTGAATCGAGAATTGATTTCAATGGATCAAGAAAACTCTTTTCAAATTGTAATTCATAATCAATGTATTTGTCAAGACCAAGTTCTGTAGGAAAATCTTGAATAAATGAGATGATATTTTCTCTAATTATATTTGGTTTTTTAAGATAGATAAATTTAATCTTTTCACCATTATTAATAAGTGAATATTTATTGGTCAGGTTCTTCTCCTTAATATAATGATTGAAGAGAAGTGCTCCACGAATATGAATCGGAGTTCCCTTTACATAAATGTCAGAATGGGAACGATACTTACGAACATCAGAAGCAGTTCTTGGAAAAGCAATCTGTTCTGGTGGAAGTTTTTTAAACTGAGACCGACACTTATCAATGTAATCAATAACTTCATCTTCAGTGCCACTCATCATAATCTTTAAACCATCCTTAATCATCTGACGGCAAGGGGCGGGAGTGGAAGATTTAACTGCCTCAATTCCCATCATTTTCAGTTTAGGTTCATCATAACGAACACCTTCACTATCCCACACATTCAAAATGTACCGTTTTTTAGCAGTCCAGATTCCACGATCAGCAATATTTTCTCGCTTCATCTGCATCTTCTGATCATATGCATTCACATAGTCTGCCAATTCTTGGTAACAACTTTCAATATACTTTTCAAGTTCTACCTTAGCAACCTTATCAAGAAAAGAGACAATACTTTCAGTAGTTTTCTCCTTTCCATCATATACAGTTTTAACCAAAGGACCCATATTAAGGTAGATGGAATCAGTATCAGAAGCAATCACATAATCTACACCACCAGTTTTAAGAATCCTATTTAAATACTTATTAATTTTTTCCTCAATCCAACGAATTGAAACCTGCCCCGAAAGAGTAATTGCCTCAGCATTTGCCAATTTAAAATACCGAAAGTATTGATTACCAATAGCACCATAAGCACTATTAAGTTGAATCTTCCGTGCCATTTGAATATTATTGCACCGTGCAATCTCTTTCTCTAATTGCTTAGTCTTCTTTTTCTCATACTGTTGTTTTGCAGTAATCATTTTCTTTTTAAAGACTACACGCTCATTATAAATTTTTTCCATTAATTCTGGAAGAAATCC